CATTTTTATTATTATTATTCATATATATTTATATATAGAAAATAATTTAATAATAATTATTTAGATATTTTATGATTAAATAAGTTATCATTATTTTTATTTAAAAATGTCATATTAATATTTTTAGGAGTAATATTTAACATAGTATATCCTAAATCAGTATTATAATGGAGTAATTCTCCTTTATGTTTTTTAACATTATCTGGGTGAATATGTTTTCCTTCTTTAAAGTATTTTTTACCACCATTTCCAGATATTATTTGATATACTTTTTTATTATTAATAGGGACAGTTGCTAACATACCAATATGATCATGACCAGATACAACTAAATCTATACCATTTTTAATAATATTTTTTACATATTTAAATGAAATATCATCTAAATTTCCATGTTCGCCAATAGATGTAATGGGAGTATGTAACATTAATATTTTCCATGGTTCAGTAGATTCTCTAATTTTTTTACAAGTGATTCTTGATTGTGTTTTTTTAAATTTATCATCAAGAACTTCAAAATTACTATCAATAACGAATACTCTAAATAAATCTTTTTTACCAAAATCGTAAAAATGATATGGATGAACGAACTTACCATTTTTATCAGAGGATAAACGAGAATAATCAAATTGTGCTTCGTGTCCTTTACCAGATTCATTATATATACAATGATTACCTAAACAGGCATAAAATTTCACAGAATTTGGTATATTTTTATATGGTTTTTCAAAAGCAGATATAAATTGTGGATCATTATGATCAGAACAACCTGTATCATAAAAATTATCACCAGCCATTAAAACGAACTTAATTTTGTCTTCTTTAATTATATCAGTTAATCCATTCGCAACAGCGTATTGGTTTTTATCACCGGTACCAGTATCACCGATAACAATACATTTCATATATATTATAAAATATATTAATAAGTTTATATTTATAAATATAATTGTACATAAAATAAATGTATATTACATTAGTATTATATAATATTGATAACAATATTATACCAGATGTTGTTAGTGATTATTTATTATCTTTGAATATATTTCATAATGTGATAGGTTTATCAGAATTAAAAAATGAAATAAATAAAAAAGATAATTATTTTTTAATAGCTATTATTGGAATAAAAGGGTTCGATATATTTGATTATAATTCTAAGTTATATATAGAATTACATAATTTTATAAATTATAATAATATAGGAGTATTGAATTTTGAACAAGTTACTGAAAAGAATAGAATGAATTATATTGCGACTATAATTAAAAAATTTAATAATTTAAAAATATTTGATTATAGTTATGAAAATATATTATTTATCAAAGAATATTTAAAACATTATAATATAAAATATGAAAATGAAATAATACATTTACCATATCAATTTAATTTAAAAGAAAATTTAATTTTAAAAAAAAATGATGAATATTTATATGATATTGGAATAATAAATGCTGAAATAAAAAAGCATGAATCAAATAAGGATGATATAATATATTTGCGAAGTGAAATTTATCATAAATTATTAGATGATAAAAAATACAAAATAAAAAATATTATGGGATGGGGTGAAGAAAGAGATAATATGATAAATAAATGTAAAATTATATTAAATGTTCATCATTTTCAATTTTTTGAAATACATGAATCTATTAGATGTGATAGATTAGTTTTTGCTAAAAAAATAATAGTATCAGATTATTCAAAATATTATGATAAATTAGATACGTGTAATAATATTTTTTATGAAAAGTATGAAAACTTAATAACATTATGTTATAAAATATTAGAAAATTTTGATGGATATAATAAAATAGTTCAAAATTTAGATGTATTATCTATAATAAATAAAAGAAAAGAAGCCATCCAAAATATAAAATTTGATTAAGTATTTAAAAAAATAATAATTAATATATCAAAATGGATTATGAAATGCTCAGTAACGTATCCCCTCAGCAAAATGGAGATATTAATATTGATAATATTTTAAATATTCCAATTAATAATAATAATATAACTGAAAATATTATAGATGATAATACGGAAGTTATAACAAATGTTATAAATAATATTGTTGAAAATGTTGAAAGTAATGCATCTGATATTAGTTCACCTGAACCATGTCATATTAATTATTATGATAATATGATGATGGCTCCCGCAGGTGATAATAACGATTTTAATTATTTTATTAATTCAATTGATCCAACGCGTATCCCTTCTTTAAGAGTTTCATTAAATCAATACGTTACGGGCGTACGTTTAAGAATCGCATGGAAAAATTACATGATTCATTTGAACCGTCGTATCCCTTATTCAGAAGTAATAAACTCTTCTGCATCCATTCAAGGTTGGTGTAATTTATCTCACCATCAAATTCTCAACAAATATGGAGGTAAATATTTTAGTTTTGTAAGCCAAAGTGAATCTGATGAACTTATTGAAGTATGTAGAAGTGCCATGGTTTTATACAGAGAAACCGGTATGAACGGTCGATCTTCTAAAATAGTTGATTTTATACATAATTATATATCAAGAAAAATTACAGAAATTATCTCAGGTAATGATAATTTTGTATGTAAATTAGAGCAAAAAGTAAAATCTATAAATTCTTCTGGATTTAAAAGATGTGATATTGTTATTTATAAAAATAATAATCCTTATGTTATATTACCTTTTAAATTAATCCGCAGTTCATATGCTAAAAATAAGAACAATTATCTTGAAAATTTAACAGGTGAATTAGTTCATTTAGTATCAGCAGCACAAAGAGATGGTAAAGAAATACATATCTTACCCATCAATATTATATTTGATACCATCGTTGACAGAGATAGGAATAATATTATTCGGCATATAGAAAAAATAAAATATGATAATACTTTCAAAATATATGAAGAATTATCAAGTATAAATATAACTAATAATGGTATTACATCACCATTAGTTTATGATTCAATATCTTATATTCTAAACGTACAAGATAGTAATTTAGTTGTAGGATCTGTATGGAACGGCGTGGTAGTGCCCGTAAGTTTTGATGAGTCAACACCTTATCGCTCTTGGGAAGAAATCCTAATGAATCTTGTAAACGATTAAAAAACAATATTATAATTTTATTTAATTAACTACTAATCTATTCAATACACTTGTTTTTAAATTTATCCATCCTCCACCGCGTCTATTACAATTATCTATTAAATATTTTTTATTTTTTTCTATTATATCTTTAATATTTTCATATGTATAATTTTTATCAAATATATCCACCTGAATACTGTGTATATATAATTGTGGTTCTTTTATATTATAATTAATATTATTTGGATCAGTAAATGATGGCAAATACATAACTTGATCATTTTTTGATATTTTTAATGCTTGTGTCCTTCCGTATTGATACCATACTTTATATTCTTTACCTCCATTATTTTCTCTACTTTCTAATAACGATTTATTTGATTCTAAATATTTATATGTTTCTGGATTAATAACTTTAAATTCTTCTTCTTCTATTATTTGTCCGTTAGTATCATAAGGATATATTATAAATTTATCAGATTCACTTGTTGATATGATTTTCCAACAAGGTTCGTCGTATAATTTAATAGGTTTCATAAATACTTCATCTTTTAATGTTGCTAATCCATTTCTAATTATACATATATCTTTCAATGTTATTTTAGTTTTATCTGTTTTTTTATTAAATATATTATAAGTTTCATCACATATATCAGAATATTTTATATTTATTTCTTCTTTATTATTATAATTTATATATAATATTTCATCATTTTTTGTTTTACTAATAATTGTTATGCATGTATAAGTTGATACATTTGGAAATATTTTTTCTGATTTAAAATCTATTATTTTTTTAATTAATTTATTATTTAATAAATATTTTCTTATACCTTTTGCTGAACTATTATTTAAATATGAATTAGGTGTTATCATTACTAATACGCCATCATCATCTAATAATTCAATACATTTATAAATAAATCCATAATAAATATCAGTGCTACCACTTAATCCCCATTCTTCTTTTAAGAATTTTCTATATTTTTCTGATAAATCTTGTATTTTAATATATGGAGGATTCATACAAATATTTTTATATTTTGTTTTAATATCTTTCATTAAGAAATCTTCATTAAATTTCATAATATTTTTATTATTTGGACATTTTTCCAAATATTTCTCGTGTATGTCATAAATATCTATATTTTCATAATTATCTAAATTTAAATGATTTAACAAAGCAGCTTCTCCTACTGCTGGTTCTAAAAGATTTCCTGAACTATTTAAATGACTACTCATTATTTCTGAAATATTATCAGGAGTAAATACTACGCACTTATTAAATTCTAATAATTTTTCATNTATTTCTGTTTTATCATTTATTTCTGTTTTATCATTTATTTCTGTTTTATCATTTATTTCTGTTTTATCATTTATTTCTGTTTTATCATTTATATTTACTGTTATATTTTGTGCGGGATCGACATCTATATTATCCATATCACCGTCATTATTTACATCATTCCCATCAATCATACATTTTATATCATTTATTGGATTTATAGTATTTTCATTCGATAATATTTCATCTAATTTATTTATATTATTATTATCTAATCTTTTTTCTATAAGATACATTATTTCGTTTACTTTTTTATCTTCATTTGATTGAGTAGCTAGTCCTTTTGCTCCTTTAAATTTATCATATTTAAATTCATATTTTTCAAAATTATATTCATTTAAAATATGTTCTAATTCATCTATTTCAATTAATCCCGAATCATTATATGATAAAACTATATATCTTGATATTTCTAATCCATTTTTAATAATGTTTTGTAATGATATTAATGCATCGCCATTTTTATTTGAGTTTCTATAATTATATTCACTTCTATTATAATTATCAGGAATACCCATTTTATCTGAATATTTAGCATTATCATCCAATTTATTATTTATTATTGTATTTAATATATGATAATTACTTGAATAGGGTGCTTCTGTATATGGTATATCCATATATATTAAATCTAAATCATATATTTTATCTGTATTTTTAATTAATATATTTGAATCTTCATTATAACATTTCACGTCTACTGAATTTAACCACGTAATTTTATCTAATCTCATCGATTTTGTTATGCGTGATGTATCATCTCCGGCGGATCCACCCCATGCTCCTGTTCCCGTATTTTTATCTTTATAAAATCCTTTCATTAGAATACAATTAACATTTATAGTCATTTTAATTAATAATGGTGTTATACAATAATGAAATATATCACCTTCAACGTGATCTTCTATATATTTTCTTAAAGTATCTATTATTAATGCATTTTCTCTGGTATAGAAACATCGTTCACCTTCTTTAATATTTTTACTAATTTTTGGGGCATAATTCCCACATATTATTCCTTCTATGTACGGACCATTTTCAGCCAGACCATTCATTACATCGATGTGTTTGCTTATTCTTGTTTGTTGAGTATATTTTGGTTTTTCTAATAATGCTTTCGCCATTAAATATGAGTATTGTTCCATATCATTTGTATATAATTTACTAGCGTGTTTTGTAAATAACCGTGAACATACAGTTGATCCGCAAAACGCATCAAATATATTTATTTTCTGTCTTTTTTCTTTTATTTTAATTTTATTAATAATTGCTTCTAAATTACTTAATAATTTCCTTTTATTACCCATCATAGTCATCATAGGTTGATGAATAAACTTATGTATATCTTCATCGGAACGATATTGATTATTTAAATATTTATTATATAAAATATCAATATTACAAGAATCTGAATTTATAAGACATTTATCATAATCTTTACAAATATTTAGTAATAATTCTAAATTATCCATTTATATTATTATTAATTAAATTCTCTTTAAATTTTAATCAAATTTGATTTAAGTATAATTTACTTATAATAATATAAATATGAATTTTATTCTTGCTAATTGTAAACAAGGTCAAAAGAAAATAGGAGTTGAATGTTCTCCTCAAATATTATATAAAAATTTATTAAAATATATTAATAAAGACTTATCCCAAAATATTAATGTACATCATAAATTTTTCAATAATAATGAAGGTTATAATATGATATATAATCTATATAATAATTATAATATTATTAACGATAATCCTGTTATAACATTAGGGGGTGATCATTCGGTCAGTATTGGTAGTTGTCAAGCATTTATAGATAAATATAAAGATGATGCTCATATAATATGGATTGATGCTCATACTGATATTAATACATATAAAACTAGTGATTCTGGTAATATTCATGGAATGGTTGTATCACAATTAATGGGTTTTGACGATCCTTTAATATTAAACAAGCAATATAATTTAAAACCAGAACAAATCACATATTTAGGTCCAAGAAGTATTGATGAAGGTGAACAAAAAATAATAGATGAACATAATATTAAAATATATTCATGTGAAAATATTAAAAAATTAGGTATATTTTATATTTTACAAGAAATTCAAGAAAAAATTAAAAAGAAAAAAATCCATATTAGTTTTGATATTGATGTATTTGATCCATATTATGTTCAGTCTACTGGAACTGTTGTTGAAAATGGCCTAAATCCGTTTGAAATATATACTATATTAAAATATATTTGTCAAAACAATCCCATAAGTTCATGTGATTTCGTTGAATTTAACCCGTTATTAAGTGATCAAAAAAATATGGTAAAAACATTACTATATATGAATAAATCTATGGAACATGTTTTAAAAAATATTTAACATTGTATATTTGGTATAGTATCGCAAGCAAAATTTGTCAAATATTTAAGTTTATTATATGTTAAATTAATATCAGAAATATCATTTAAAAATGTATCATAAATATATTTTTTATAAAAATATATACTTAATCCTATGTAAAAAGTATTTAATATAGTTACTACAAATAATATTCCATATGTAAAAT